ACCGGATGGCCGCGCCCCCCTTTAGTAGTGGGCTTTTATTTGGTCGTCCATTGGGCCTATATTATGTTTTTATAGCCCATCAACTTCTTAGTTGATTTTAGTTTTGGTCCCCAATGCTTTTGACTGATCTTTAATTTGAAATAAAGTACATGTAATGACGCGCTATATTTATTGGGAAAATGAATTTTGTTTATCGCGTCTTTGTATTATGGTCCATTGTACGACATGATGGACGTGGCATATTGTATACCATACTTATGAGTCAATTAATGTGTTTCTTTGATATGCCTTTCCTATATATTGGATGCTGTCGACATATAATATTCAAGTGATTCATATGTCTACCACGTTTATAGTATTATGATTATTTGTATGTAATTATTGTATTTTGATAATGTTTACTTTTAGGAATAAACGTGGTTTCTCTTTTACTCTACGTCGTTCGTATTTGCGTAATAATGTGTTCAAGCGTCCTAATTTGGTTAAACGTCCCGACGTGAGACGTGGACTGGGCAATACATCGAAGCCAAATGATGAGCCTAAATTGTTATTGCAACGCATTCATGAGAATCAATATGGCCCAGAATTTGTTATGTCTCATAACTCTTCTATTGCCACTTTTATTAGCTATCCTTGTGTTAGCAAGTCAGAACCCAACCGAAGCAGATCATATATTAAACTTAAACGGCTACGTTTTAAAGGTACTGTGAAAATTGAACGTGTATTATCTGATATGAACATGGATGGTACGATATCCAAAATTGAAGGAGTATTTTCCCTTGTAATTGTTGTGGATCGTAAACCGCATTTGGCTCCGTCTGGTTGTCTGCACACATTTGATGAGCTATTTGGTGCTAGAATCCACAGTCATGGTAGTCTCAACATTACTCCTGCTTTGAAGGACCGTTATTACATTCGACATGTGTTTAAACGTGTAGTATCTGTGGAGAAGGACACTATGATGATCGATGTTGAAGGATCTACCATGCTATCTAGTAGGCGTTATAATTGTTGGTCGACCTTTAAGGATCTGGATCATGAATCATGTAAAGGTGTATATGATAATATTAGCAAGAACGCCCTGTTAGTTTATTATTGTTGGATGTCAGATTGTATGTCAAAAGCATCCTGTTATGTATCATTTGATTTGGATTATATTGGATAATGAATGATAAGTCAAGTCGATTATGCAATTGAACGATATTGTGTTGAACATGATAAATTTATTGTAATGTCTTTGCCTGAGAAACTTTACAATTATTACTAATACATTCATTGACCGTTGTTCTAACTATTTCGTTTAACTGACCCATGGATAATGTGATATTTGAATCACACCTTTGGGCACCTACAATAGAAGCAGACTCTCCTGGGTCTAAGACACTTGTTCCTAGTCTATGCAGATGTCTATATGGATGCATTGCATTCTGTACGTCTGATTCCGTATCTGAAGGACTTAAACCTATGGTACTTCTGGAAGCCCATGATTCTCCTGGTTTTATATCTATTGGGTTTGGTAGCCCAATTCGTGACATGGATGCGCATCTGATGGGCTTCCTTTCCCATTTTCCATAGTCTACGTGTGAGAAGTCCACATCCTTATCTGAAAACTGTTTTGAGAGTATCTTGACAGTCGGAGCCCGAAATGGAATATCAACTGAGTGTTTCGCCGTCGACAGTTTCAGTTTCCCTTTGAATTTGGCGAAGTGAGTTCTTTGATGAACATTCGTGTCACATACTCGATAATATAGCTTCCATGGAATAGGATCTTTGAGTGAGAAGAACGAAGCCGAGAAGTAGTGGAGATCAATGTTGCATCTTATTGGAAATGTCCATGACGCCTGTAATGACTCGTTGTCAGTCATACGTTTATCATGTATCTCCACGATTACAGACCCAGAGGCGTTGATAGGCACTTGTTGTCTGTATTCAATCACACAGTGATCTATTTTCATGCAGCTACGACTGAGTCTAGCCGTTAATTGTGACGCCGTTGAAGGAAATTGCAATACTATCTCAGTTAGGTCGTGCGAAAGCTGGTATTCGTCTCTATGAGATTCTATATAATTAAATGCGTTCGGAGGATTTGCTAACTGAGAATCCATATATGAAATTCTGGACGCGCAGCGTCACGGCTGGCAGAAAATGAACAAGAAACGAAGAGGATATGTTTTCTGGTGACCCAGAAAAGTTGATTAATAAACGGTAGATCTGCTCGAGGAGGCTGCCAGAGTGCTAACGAGACATATGCCAAGGATTAATTTGAGATAGTGAAGAAAGCTGTAGATGAAATTAGATATGTTGATTAGATATAACCGATATGTCGATATTTATAGCAAGATATGTCATGATATTGAATGAGGTAGTGGACGAGTAAAGATAAAGAGATATATAAAGGAAATTTAATAGTCGATGGCATTTTTGTAATAATGAGTGGTACTCCAAATGAGCTCTCTCAAAACTTGCTCATTCAATTGGAGTATTGGAGTTACTTAAATACTAGAACTCTCAATCTCTATTTTATACACGTGTCGGCCATCCGTCTAATATT